TCGCCTGGCGCTGGCTGAAGGACTTCCTCGCGAAGTGGACGCCCGAGCCGATCAAGCAGGCCTGGGACGGGCTGACGACCTTCTTCTCGACCCTGTTCGGCAAGATATGGAACGAGGGCTTTGCCTCGGCGCTGACCTACCTCGCGACCTTCATTGCGCAGTTCATCCCCGAACCGATCCGGCAGGCCTGGGACGTGGTCGCCGGCTGGTTCACCGCCGTTTGGGATCAGGTCAAAGCGCCGTTCTGGGCCGCGCTCGATTGGCTCGCGACCTTCGTCGGGCAGTTCATCCCCGAGCCGATCAAGAAGTATTGGGACTTGCTCGCCACCTTCTACTCGACGCTGTTCAGCAAGATTTGGAACGAGGGCTTTGCCGCCGCGCTCGCCTGGCTGCCGACCTTCGTCACTGAGTTCGCGCCCAAGGCGCTGATGGACATCTGGAACAGCCTGCCCGCGTTCTTCACCCGGATATGGGACGGCGTGAAGAAGGCCTTCGCCGACGCCTGGGCCTACATCGAGCCTATCGTTCACGCCGTCGAGGTCGCCGCGGAGAAGATCGTCAGCCTCGGCCGGACCATCGCCAACGTCGTCAGCAACGCGCCGGCACTCGAGGCGGGGCTTGACGCTGGCGGCATCATCCCGCCTCGCGCGGCCCTGCCGGGCGGCGCACCGCCCGCGGCGACCGTGCCGCAGGCCGCGACCGCTGCCGGCGTGCCCGGCATCGTCGGCGCGGCGACCCAGGCGCAGCGGCCGGCGGAGGTGACGGGCAAGATCAGGATCGAGGGCCAGATCAACGCGCCCGCCGGCTCGACCATCACCACGACCACGGAAGGGCAGAACGTCGCGCCGCCCCAGGTCAACGTCGGCCAGAGTATGCCGCTGGTCGGGATGGGCCAGCCATGAGCGGCTTCCTCGACAGCCTGACCAACATCGCCTCTCAGGCGCAGCCGTTCATCGGCGCGGCCTCGGACCTGATCGCGCTGACCGGCGGCAACTGGCGCGCCCGTCTCCGCCGGGCCAGCTTCCGCGGGGCCGCCTTCTTCGTGGATGACGTAGCGCGAGGCACGGGCCGCCGGCTGGTCAACCACGAGTTCCCGGCGCGCGACATCCCCTATTCCGAGGATCTCGGTCGCAAGCAGCGGACGTGGACGTTCTCGGCCTACTGCATCGGCCAGACCTACCAGTCTGACTATGACGCGCTGGTCAAGGCCTGCGAGCAGGCCGGGCCGGGCACGCTGATCCATCCGAACATCGGCAGCGTGCAGGCGACGTGCGAGACCGGCACGTTCACCGAGCGGCGCGACAGCGGCGGCTACGTCGCCGTCACACTCAACTTCTTCGAGGCCGGGCAGATCGACCTCCCGACGCCGTCCGACACCGGGACCAAGGTCGACACGACCGCCTCTAACCTGACCGACAGCAACTCGTCTTCCTTCATGTCGAATTTCAGCCTGTCCGGCGTGCAGCAGTTCGTCTCCTCCTCCGCCGTGCAGCAGGTGACGCAACTCGCCGGGCAGATTGGGGCGCTGCGCATCCCCGGTCTGTCCGGTCAGTCCGGCCTTACCTCGGCGCTCAGCGTGCTTTCGACCGGCGCGCCGCTGCTGGTGCAGGACGTGACCAAGCTCGTCCCGGCGACGCAGAACGTCTTCTCGGCGTTCACCAACACCGCATCCAGCCCCGAGACCGGCTTTAGCGGGATGCTCGCGACCGCGCTCAGCTACGGCAAGCAGGCGGTCAGTTCCGTGTCGTCGCTGCTCTCCCCGCACGGGCTCGCGGCGACCGTCGCGCCGCCGGTCATCCCAGCCACCGCGGATCGCCTCGCCGAGGCGCGCAACACCGCGGCCTGGCGCAGCTTCGTGCGCTCCTGCGCGCTGACCGAGATGGCCTACAACATGCCGGGCCTGACCCTCGGCTCGGCCGACGACGCTCAGGTGGTGCGCGACCAACTCGACACCGCCTTCGAAGATGCCATCCTGATCGCCGCCGACGCCGGGCAGGACGACCTCTTCACCGCGCTGCTCGATGTCAAGGACGCCCTGCTCGATGACCTCGACCTGACCATCGCGCAGCTTCCCTCGCTCATCACCTATCAGACGCCTCGCTCGGTGAACGCGCTGACCCTGGCCTGGCGGCTCTACGCTGACGCCAACCGCAACTTGGAGCTCGCGGATCGGACCAACGCCGATGACCCGTGCTTTCTGCCCATCACCGGGCGGGTGCTGGCGACATGAGCGCGACCACGACCGCGACGACCGCAGCGCCGGCGAGCGGGACCACGGCCGCGCAGCAGCCGAAGTCGGATGACGTGACCCTGCTCATCCAGGGCAAGCAGTATGGCGGCTGGAAAGAGGTGCGCGTCACCCGCGGCATGGAGCGGGCCTGTGCTGACTTCACGCTGACCGTCTCCGAACGCTACCCCGCGATGCCGCAGCCCTGGCGCATTTCGCCGGGCGACGCCTGCGAGGTGCATATCGGCAATGACGTGGTCATCACCGGCTGGGTCGATGCCTTCCGCCCCTCATTCAGCGCGACCGAGCACACGGTCCAAGTCACGGGCCGGTCGAAGACGTGCGACTTCGTCGACTCCTCCATCAACGTCGATGGCGGGCAGTTCAACGGGCAGACCTTGCTCGAAATCGCCAAGAGCCTCGCCCAGCCCTACAAGCTGGACATCATCACGCAGGTCGGCAGCGGCGGCAGCGTCGCCGATACCAGCGGCGGCGACGACCCGACCGACGAGTGTTCCGATGCGCAGGTGCAGCAGTCGGAAACCTGCTTCCAGATGGTCGAACGCCTCGCGCGGCTGCAAGAGTTCCTGCTTACCGACGACGAGCAGGGAAGGCTGGTGCTCTGCCACCCCGGCGACAACAAGGCCAGCACCGCGCTCGTCCAGGGCCGGAACGTCTTGCAGGCCAACGCCGACCTCGACCAGAGCAAGCGGTTCCAGCTTTATGTCGTCAAAGGTCAACGGCCAGGGAACAAGACGCGAGATGCTTCATGGGCAAAGAGGTCCGGCAACGACCCGTGGGGGGATGTCGGCAAACCGCTCCCCCCGCAACCCTCCACTCCGGGCCAGCACGCCGCCGATCCCGTCGCCGCCGCCACCCGCGAGGCCGAGCGTGCCGCGTGGTTCGCCGAGCACTGGATGCCGCGGCTGCCAGGCCGTGCGGTCGTTCCTCACGACGACAGCGGCGACCCTCCTGACGGTGAAGAAGAAGACACCTCCGGCGATGACGGAGCGGGCACAGGCGGCGGCCACGATACGGCTACAAATCGCGGCGCAAAGGTTCTTACCCAAGTCCTGGGGTCGGCGACCGACACAGGGATAAACCGCTACCGCGTCCATGTGATCATGGCCGAGGCCGCGGCAGACGACATGGACGCGGCCCAGCGCGCCGATTGGGAGATGCGCCGCCGGATCGCCAAGGGGCTCAAGGCGACGCTGACCGTCATCGGCTGGCGGCAGCGCGACGGGCGGCTCTGGAAGATCAACGAAATGGTGCAGATCAAGGCTGACTGGCTCGGCCTCGACCAGGAGCTTGTCATCTCGCAGGTGGAGTTCGAGCTTGGCACCGCCGGCAAGGTGACGCGCCTCGAAACGACGCTCCCCGACGCCTTCCTGCCCGAGAGGATCAAGCGCAAGCGGCAGAACAAGGGCCACGGTAGGAAGGGCAAGCACAAGGGCACGGGCGGCGGCGCAGCCTGGGGAGACGTAGGGCACTGATGGAAACGCATCGCCGGCTCCAGAACCTCATCGTCCGCGGCGTGGTGGAAGGCACCGACGACACCACCGGCTTGCAGACCCACACCGTCTCGCTGCTGGCCCACGAGTCCAAGGCGAACGTCGAGCGGTTCCAGCAATACGGCGTCTCGACCGTCCCGCAGCCCGGCAGCGAGGTCGTCTGCGTGTTCCCGAACGGCAACCGCGAGCACGGCATCATCGTCTCCGTCGAGAACCGCGCCTCGCGCTTGCCCCGGATGGACCCCGGCGAGGTATCGCTTTACTCGGACGAGGGCGACGCCATCGCGCTCCGCCGCGGCAACTGCGTGCAGATCATCACCCACACGCTGGACGCCAGCGCCGGAACGATGGTGGTCATCACCTCCGGCGGCCCGATCACGATCCAGGCGAGCGGCGACGTGACCGTCAACGCGCCGAACATCAAGCTCAATGGCAACGTGGACATCGCCAACGGCTACCTGAAGCACAATGGGGTCAACGTCGGCAGCACGCACGTTCACCAGGCCCAAGGGCCGAACAGCATCACGACGCCGCCGCGATGAGCGATCAGCCGGAGCCGCAGGGCAACGTGTTCCCGCTCGCGGACGTGGACCCCGAGGACCGCGCGCCTGCGCCCAGGCGTGGCGGCCTGTGGCCGCCGAAAGGCTGGCCGGCCCTCCCGCCGCGGCCGAGGCCTGCACCCCGTCCAGCGGCTTCCCTGGGGCTTCTGCTGTGACCGACATCCGGACCGTCTGGCCGCCGCTGACCGTCTCCGGCGATTGGCTGATCGCGCCGCCCGACCTCGCCAGCGACGCCGACCTCGAAACCGCCGTCCTGATCTCCCTGTTCACCGACCGCCGCGCCGATCCGGACGACGCGCTGCCGGGCGCGCCCGGCGACCTCCGCGGCTGGTGGGGCGACACGCCCGCCGATGACGACCAGCCCGCGGACCCGCTCGGCTCAAAGCTCTGGCTGCTCTCGCGCGAGAAGCAGACCAACGACGCGCGGCTGCGCGCCGAGGACTACGCCAAGGACGCGCTCGCCTGGATGCTCGAAGACGGAGTCGCGGATGAGATTGCGGTCGCCGGCAGCTACCCGCAGAGCGGCTGGCTCATGCTACAGGTGGACATCTATAGGCAGCGCGACCTCGTCTTCTCCGGTCGTTACGGGCCGCTATGGGCCGCTGAAGCCGGGCAGCCCGGCGTGCCAGGAGTGCGCGTGTAATGCCGTTCTCCCGCCCGACCCTCGAAACCCTGCGCACCCGGATCAAGACCGACCTCATGAACCGGCTGCCGGGCACCGATGCCTTGCTGCGCAAGAACAACCTCTCGGTCATCGGCGACGTGGAGGCGGGCGCTACCCACCTGCTCTATGGCCGGCTCGACTACAGCTTCAACCAGCTTTTCCCGGATACCGCGGAGTCGGAATACCTCGTGCGCTGGGCCTCGATTTGGGGCGTGCAGCGGATCGAGGCCTCCTATGCCTTCGGCCAGGTGCAATGGGAAGCCAACACCGCGACCTCGATTGCCACCGGCTCCCTCGTGCAGCGCGCCGACGGCGTGCAATTCACGGTGCTGCAAGGCGCGACCGAGGATGGCACCAACCACATCACCGTCAACGTCCAGGCCGTCAATCCAGGCGACCTCGCGAACTGCGTAACCGGCGTGCAGATGACCCTCGTCAACACGGTCGCAGGCGTCGCCCCGCTCGGCTACGTCATCGACCCCGGCATCGACGGCGGCGCGCCGACCGAGACCGACGAACAGCTACTCGCCCGGCTCCTGTTCCGGCTGCAGGTGCCCCCGCAGGGCGGCAGCGCCGACGACTACATCGCCTGGGCAATGGAGGTGCCGGGCGTCACCCGCGCCTGGTGCTACGGGCTCGAGCTTGGGCCTGGGACGGTCGTGGTCCGGTTCATGATGGATGACGTGCGCGCCGATCAGCAGGGCATCCCGCAGCCGGGCGACGTCCAGCTTGTGGCCGAGTATATCGACCCGCTCCGGCCCGTGACCGCGGTGGTGA